TTACCAATAGAAGGCGGAGAAATCCGTATCTTAAACGACGACGAGATTTTAGGAACCATACAAGATCCTGAATCTGTGTTGCATTACATTTAACATAGGAGGAGACTATGCCAGACGAAGAAAAGAAGATGGTAGATATAGATACATCAGGTCCTGAAGTAGATGTTGAGTTAGAAACTCAACAAGAAGAATCAGAAGTATCCGTACCAGAAGAAAAGGAGACGGTTACCGAAGTAACCAGCCCCGCGCCGCTAGAAGCGAGCAACGAGCAGCAAGAGACAAAGACAGAAGAACCTAAAGAAGATCAGAAAGACGAATTAGAAACATATTCCAAAGATGTACAAAGACGTATTGCTAAACTAACCAAAAAATGGAGAGAAGCAGAACGTCAAAAAGAAGAAGCAATTCAATTTGCCAGAATCCAAACGGAAAAAGCAAATAAGTTAGATAAAAAATATTCTTCTTTAGAAACGAATAGTTTAAAAACAAAAGAGACACAAATTGCTTCCGCGCTACAAGGTGCAAAAGCAAGATTGGCTCAAGCAAGAGAGTCCGGAGATATCGAAGCAGAAGTAGAAATACAAAAAGATATTTCTAGACTTGGATATGAAGAAGCTAGATTGTTAGAGTTAAAGGCTGCAAAAGAAGAACATCAGAAGGAAGAAGTCATTCCTACGATGAATAACTTTGTGGCTCCAGAAGCTCCTCAATCTACTGCAGATCCAAAAGCAGAAGATTGGGCATCGAAAAATAGATGGTTTGGTACGGATAAAGCTATGACTTACACGGCTTTTGACTTACATAAACAGTTAACCGATGAAGAAGGATTTGATCCATCTTCCGAAGAATATTATGCTGAAATTGATAAAAGAATAAGACTTGAATTCCCGCATAAATTTGTTAATAATAAGGAAAAGGCTGAAAACAATACGACCAAGCCCACACAGATAGTAGCTTCAGCGAGGCGAAGTGTAAATCCAGGTCGCAAAACCGTGAGACTCACACCTTCTCAGGTTGCAATCGCTAAAAAATTAGGAGTGCCATTAGAAGAGTATGCGAAACAAATAAAAATCATGAAGGAGGTTTAAGCATATGGAAAACAATAAAATGAAGACCCCTCGTGCGAGCGAGTCGAGAGTAGCTGAAAAGAGACCAACGACTTGGACTCCACCATCAAGTTTAGATGCCCCTGCGCCAAAAGATGGATACGTTCATCGATGGATTAGGTTGGAAATATTAGGAGCGGACGATACGAAAAACGTATCTAGCAAACTAAGATCCGGATGGGAGTTAGTGAGAGCTGACGAATACCCTGGAGAATCTTTTTCCACTATCCAAGAAGGTAAATACGCAGGAGTTATTGGGCATGGTGGCCTAGCGCTGGCTAGGATACCTAAGGAGATTGCAGAAGCACGTACAAGATATTACGCGCAGCAAACACAAGACAGAGAAGACGCTGTCAACAACGATCTCATGAAGGAGCAGCACCCAAGTATGCCTTTCAATAGTGAAAGGCAGAGTCGTGTAACTTTTGGTGGTTCTAAAAAATAATTTTTTAGAGATTCCAACAAAGTGATGCGATATTATTAAACTTAAAACATGGAGTAAATAACTATGGCAAATAAAGACGCAGCTTTCGGTCTAAGACCGATAGGCAAAGTTGGCCAGAATAAAGACAACCAAGGTTTAAGTGAATATAATATTGCTGCAAGCTCAAGTGCAATATATCAAAATGACCCAGTGCAATTTTTAGCAACTGGTTATATTGGTGTAGCAAGCACTACAACTGCAGTTTTATTAGGATCACTTAACGGTGTTTTTTATACTGATTCAACTGATCAAAAACCAAAATGGGCGAATCACTTAGCAGCATCTAATGCAGCTACTGATATCGTTGGATTCGTATCTGACGACCCATATGAAAGATTCGAAGTACAATCAAGCACTACGCTAGCAATAGCTGATATTGGATTAAACGCTGATATCGTATATGCAGCTGGTTCTTCACCAAACTTCGTATCTAAAGTAGAAGTAAACACAGGAGCTATGGTAAGTACAACTGCTCAATTTAGAGTGGTTGGTGTTGCAAAAGATTTAGAGAACAGTGAAAAATCTAATGCTACTACTTATGCAGCAAATGTGAATGTAGTTGGTATTATCAACGAACACTTCTTAAAATCAACATCAGGCATATAATAGGAGAATATAATTATGGCTATATCAAGAGGACAACTAGTTAAAGAACTAGAGCCAGGATTGAATGCACTATTCGGCCTGGAATATAAAAGGTATGAAAATCAGCATGCTGAAATTTTCGATACAGAAACTTCAGACAGAGCTTTCGAAGAGGAAGTAATGTTATCAGGTTTCGCGAATGCACAAGTTAAACCAGAAGGATCTGGCGTAACTTTTGACAACGCACAAGAAACTTTCACTGCTAGATATACGCACGAGACTATTGCTTTAGCGTTTGCGATCACAGAAGAAGCGATCGAAGACAACTTGTATGACAGACTAGCGTCTAGATATACAAAAGCTTTAGCAAGATCTATGGCGAATACCAAACAAGTAAAAGCAGCGGCTGTATTAAACAATGCGTTTAGTACATCGTACAACGGTGGAGATGGAAAACCTTTATTGGCTACTGACCACCCGACTATTGCTGGTACATTCAGCAATACATTAGCAACTCAAGCTGACTTAAACGAAACATCTTTGGAGCAATCATTAATTGATATTGCTGCTTTCACTGATGAAAGAGGTTTAAAAATTGCTGCTAGAGGAGTAAAAATGATTATTCCTTCTGAGCTTCAATTTACAGCAGAGAGACTAATGAAGTCAGCTCAGCGAGTTGGTACTGCAGACAATGATATCAACGCAGTAAGATCATTAGGAATGGTTCCACAAGGTTACGTGGTTAACAATTTCTTAACTGATCCAGATGCGTTCTTTATCAAAACTGACGTGCCAAACGGCATGAAAATGTTTGTAAGAGCAGCTATCAAAACAGCTATGGAAGGTGACTTCGATACTGGAAACGTTAGATACAAAGCAAGAGAGAGATACTCTTTTGGTTGGTCTGACCCAAGAGGTATGTTTGGCTCTTCAGGAGCGGCTTAATACTTGATTTTAAAGTATTAATTCTTAGGAAGGCCCCTTTACTGGGGCCTTTCTTTTTGATAGAAAGGACGAACCATGATGAAGAAATTCTTAGTAAAAATCAACGCATACGGATATAGAACCAATTTTGATATTGAAGCTATTGATACGGCAAAAAGTATTGAAGCAGCTATCCTTGACAAAATAGGAAAAAAAGATATAAAGTTTACTCCTAATGGTACCTCTTCAAGAGTGTGTCATTTAACCTACGAGGAGATTGTAAATGGAGAACAATCACATCAAGGATCTTTACAAGACAAAAAGATCGCTTGAGTTAGAGTGGGAGCAAGACCATATTGATAATGGTATATATACCATTAATATGGTTAGGATTGATGAAAAGATTAAAGAAGTTATCAGTCATATTAAAGTGGCTGAAGCTAAAGAATCTTTACATAAAGCAAAAATAGAGTCCGCTGCTCCTGAATTTTCTATAGCTGGTTAAGTAAACCAAGCTATTTATCGCTGGAATGCGTTTTCCTTATAAGGATATCTTGCACTTCACTAAAATTTAGTCTATAAAATAACAACTATACATAAATATTCTGCATAGACGAGTATAGTCGACGGCCTAGAGACTATGTGGAATTAACTAGGAGGATAATATCATGGCAAATACAACTTTTACAGGTCCAGTAGTAGCTCTTAACGGGTTTATTGGTGGTCCTAATCCAAACAAAGGTGACACAGAGCAAGGTGGAGCAACTCCATATGCTTATACAAATGTTACTACAATCACAAGTTCAGCAGGAGTTTTAAAAGCTACAGAAAATGAAGGTGTATGTGTATACACTTCAGACTGTATTTCTTCAGCAGCTGGATATGTATTTTCAAATGGAACTACTTGGAAGCAAATGAATGCTCCAGCTAGTGATATTGATAATACATAATAATAAAATTATAGAAGCTCCTTCGGGAGCTTCTAAATAAGGAGAATACAAATGGGATCATTTAAAGGTGATATACAAGCAACTAGAGTTGCAGGTGCTACATCTAATGTAGTAGTAGCTCCAGCGGTTAGATTACGTGGAATTATTATCGCAGGATTAGCAACATCTGGTATTGTTGAATTAAAAACTACTAGTGCTACAGGAAGTACATTATTTACAGCGGATGTTCCGGCAGGTGATGTAATTAATTTTTCATTTCCTGAAGATGGAATTTTATTTCCAAAAGGAATTTACGTTTCTACTTTTACTGTTGCATCAGTAACTTTACTAACTGACAAATATTCAGGTCCAGGTTTAACAGCAGGGTAGGAGTCTATAAATGGCTAACACTACTTCGGGCACATATACTTTTGACAAGGATTTCTCTATAGATGAAATTATAGAAGAAGCTTATGAAAGAATTGGACTACAAGGAAATTCTGGTTACGACATAAGAACAGCTAGAAGATCTTTAAACATAATGTTTCAAGAATGGGGAAACAGAGGTCTTAATTTTTGGGAAGTAGGAAATAATTCTATTACATTAGTACAAGGTCAATCTGAATATGTAATGTATCGTTCGCCAAGCGATGGTACTTCTAGTACTACAGCTATTTATGGAGTGTCAGATGTATTGGAAATGGTTTATAGAAACTCATCTAGCGTTGATTTTCCTTTAACTAAAATTGATCGATCTACTTATCAAGGTTTATCTTCTAAAACACAACAAGGAACACCTACTCAATATTTTGTACAACGATTTATTGATAGAGTTACGGTTACGTTATATTTAACTCCAGGATCTACTGAAGCTGGAAATTTTATTAATTTTTATTATGTAAAAAGAATTCAAGATTCTGGCTCGTATACCAATGCAACTGATGTTCCATATCGTTTTGTACCATGTATGTGTTCAGGACTTGCTTATTATTTAGCAATTAAAAAAGCTCCGCAAAGAGTACAAGAATTAAAATTATTATATGAGGATGAATTACAAAGAGCATTAACAGAAGATGGTTCTTCTGCAAGCACTATTATTTCTCCTAAAACTTATTACCCGAGTGTATAATGGCAAATTTATCAAGAGGAAAATATGCGCAATTTATTTCAGACAGATCTGGAATGGCTTTCCCTTATTCTGAAATGGTTACAGAATGGAATGGAGCAAAAGTTCATATTTCTGAATTTGAACCTAAACAACCACAATTAGAACCAAAACCAACTACTACCGATGCACAAGGTTTACAATTTGCAAGACCAGATAGAACAGAACCACCTGTATTAATTTTATTACAACCAAGTCCTTTTCAAACTATCAAGTACGCTGGAAATACTTATATTAATGTTTATTCAGAAGATCACGGAAGAAGCACAGGAAATATTGTTAGATTTAGAGGACCTACTAGTCCTACTGGTTTTTTAAATGTTCCTACTTTTGATGGTGTTTCTGATATTAGTAATGCAAGTGGATTTACAATTACAGTTGGAAAAATTAATTCTTCTGGTATTGTAGGAGATACGTTAAATTATTATTATTTCCAAAGTTCAGATACAGCTACAAATGGAAATGTAAATGGAGGAGGAAGTGGTTGTACAGCAGGCCCTGTTAACCTACAAGCATAATGACATACGCAGAATTATTAACAAAGATCAGAGATTATTGTGAAGTAGATGCTAACGTATTTACTTCTACTATTTTAGATGGATTTATATTAGATGCAGAGTGGAGAATTCAAAGAGATGTTGATTCTGATAATAATAGACAATACGCACAAGCAGACATTGTAGCAGGTCAAAGATATGTTAATACTCCATTAATTAATGATCAAACTTTAGTTATTCGTTCCTGTCAAATAACTAATTCTACAGGAGGTGCAGATAACTCAAGTCGCTCGTTTCTAGACTACAGAGACACTAATTTTATATCAGAGTATAATCCGACAGGGGTCCAAGGATTGCCAAAATACTATGGATATTGGGATGAAAATACAATTATTATAGCTCCTACACCAGATCAAAATTATAACATGCAGATAAATTATATCTTGAAACCCGCTGGATTATCGAGTAGTAATACAACTACATACTTAAGTACAGAATTCCCAAATGGCTTATTGTATGCATGCTTAGTAGAAGCGTTTGGATTTTTAAAAGGTCCAGCTGATATGATCCAGTACTATGAAGGAAAATATCAACAAGCTTTACAAGGATTTACAATTGAACAAATGGGAAGAAGAAGACGAGATGAGTACACAGATGGACCGCCTCGACTTCCAAAACAACAATAAGGAGTAAATACAAATGGCAATAACACAAGCAGTTGCAAATAGTTTTAAAAAGGAAGTCCTAGAAGGTGAACATATGTTCCAATACACTAGTGGTGACCAATTTAAACTTGCTTTGTATGTCTCTACTGCAACGTTAAATTCTGCTACTACAGCATATACAACCACTGGTGAAGTTGATCCAAGTGGCCAGTATACAGCAGGTGGTGGAAATCTAGTAAAACCAAATCCAAGTACTTCAGTCGCATCAGGTGTTGCAATTGTGGACTTTAATGATTTGTCTTTTACTGGAGTGACGATTACAGCTAGAGGTGCATTAATTTATAATTCTTCATCAGCTAACAAAGCAGTTGCAGTATTAGATTTTGGTGCTGACAAAACAGCAACTTCAGGAACTTTTACAATTCAGTTTCCTAACTTTACAACTTCAGCAGCGATTCTTAGAATTGGTAACGCGTAATAGGAGGTCTTTCCTATTATGGCGAATGCTTGGGGCGAACTAAGTTGGAATAGCGGACAATGGGGCGATCAGAATAATGTTAATGTAACACTTTCTGGCCAAGAGCTTTCTATGCCTGCTCCTGGCGAAGCTAACTATACTCCAGGTGAAGGATGGGGAAGATTTTCATGGGGCTCTCGTTCTTGGGGAGTTAATTATCAAAACGCAATAGTTCAACAATCAGGCTTTGGTTTAACATCAGCATTAAATAATGTTGGTGTAAGTGCAGAAGTAAATGAAGGTTGGGGAAGATTAACCTGGGGTGAAAATGCCTGGGGTATTGCTGGTGATGTTTTAGTTACCGGTATTGGTATGGATGTAGGCGCTGGCGTTGGTTCAGTAACTGCAACTGCAGAAAGCGATGTAACAGGTCAACAATTAAATATTGGTCTAAACTCTGTTAATGCTTTTGGTTTAGCAGAAGTTGATGTAACAGGACAAGGTTTAACACTAGAAGAAGGAACTTTGGATCCTGCTCCAGATGTTATGTTAACTGGAATTGGATTAACATCTTCAACAGGAACATTAGAAGGATTTAACGAAGAAGGTTGGGGAAGAACTCAATGGGGAGAAGAAGTTTGGGGAGCTTCTGGTTATTGGGCTTTTGGAGACGTAACAGGAATTCAATTATCTGTATCTTTAAATAGTGTAATCGCTACTCCAAATACAATAGTAGATTTAACAGGAAACGGATTAACTGTAGCTGAAGGAATAGCGGATCCATCACCAGATGCTACTGTTGTAGGTATAGGATTAACAGCAGGAGTAGCTATAGGTTCAGTAATTGAAGCAGATGCAAATGTAAGTTTAACAGGTATTTCTTTAGCAATAGCACAAGGACAGGCAGAATTAGATGCTGTTACTTTTGCAGTTCTTACTGGAGAAGAATTAGCAATTGCTCTTGAAAATGTGACAGCAGGTGCATCAGCAGAGGTTGATTTAATAGGAAATGAATTGACAATAACTGTCAATAGTATTAATGTTCAGTCTTGGCAGATAATAAACACCGGAAATAGTGTCACTTGGAATGATATTGACACTGCCGCTTAAATTTAGTAAATATTAACAAATAAGGAATTAAAAATTATGGCATCAAGTTATTCTACGGATCTTAAATTAGAGTTAATGGTCACCGGTGAAAAAGCTGGTCTTTGGGGTGATATTACAAATACAAATTTAACTATTTTACAACAAGCTATCGCTGGTTATGAAGCTGTTTCTATTGCAGGAGGAGCACAAACAACAGCATTAACTTTTTCAAATGGAGCTACTTCAGATGGAAAAAACGCTGTTATTGATTTGACAGGAACTATTACTGGAAATCAAATCGTAACTATTCCAGATGGAATTGAAAAAACATATCTTATTAAAAACTCTACTTCAGGTGCTTTTACAGTTCAATTTAAAACTGTTTCTGGAACTGGGCCAACTTTTTCAGCTACAGATAAAGGAGTAAAAAGTCTTTATTCAAATGGAACAGATGTTATCGATACTGGTTTTGTTTCAAATGCGATTGCAGCAGTTGTAGATGACTCTACTCCTCAATTAGGTGGAAATTTAGATGCTAACGGAAATAATATTTTAATAGATAACGGTAATTTTATCGGTGATGAAAATGGAGCAGAACAAATTAAATTTGCCACAACTGCATCAGCTGTAAATGAAGTGTCTGTTACTAATGCTGCAACAGGTAATGCACCTAGCATAGCTGCAACAGGTAGTGATACAAATATTGATTTTAATTTAACACCAAAAGGTATTGGAAGAGTTACATTTAATGGTGGTGGTAAAATTCAACAGATTGCTGAAAAAGCAACTGTCGTTGCAACTTCAGCATCAGGAACAATTAACTATGATGTTTTGACTCAAGCAGTTTTATTTTTCAATTCTAATGCTTCAGGAAACTGGACTTTAAATATTAGAGGTGATGGTTCAAACACGTTAAATTCCATTATGGATATTGGTGAATCAATTACCGTTGCTCATATGGTTGAAATGACTACAGCTTATTATAATTCAGCTGTTCAGATTGATGGTAGTTCTGTCACTCCAGAATGGCAAGGTGGAGCAGCACCAACAGCAGGTAATCCAAATAGTATTGATGTTTATTCTTACACAGTTATAAAAACAGCCGACGCTGTATTTAAAGTGTTCGCTTCACAAACACAATTCGCATAATAGGAGGGATATAGAAAGATGCCTTTATTAGGAACAAGAGGAGCCGGATCCACAAAAGGTTTTGGTTTTACAGGTGGACCTAATGCTAAATTCGTAACTGCAACAGGTGGTACAATTACCACTGATGGAGATTACAAAATTCATACTTTTACAGGGTCTAGCACTTTTACAGTAACGGATGCAGGGAATGAAAATGGTTCTCAAACTATTGATTATTTAGTTATTGCAGGGGGAGCTGGTACTAATCCATCAACTGGTGGTACCGGTGGTGGTGGAGCAGGTGGTTATAGAATTAATTTCCCTAATCCAGCTTTTGGAGGAACACCAGTTTCTGTTACAAGTTATCCTATTACAGTAGGCGGTGGAGGAAGCGGAGCAGACGGAAATCCTTCTACTGCATTTGGTATTACATCTACCGGAGGAGGAAGAGGTGGATGGTGGGTTCCAGGGGTCCCTCAAACACAACAAAAAATATACGGAACAGGTAATCCAGGTGGTTCTGGTGGTGGAGCAATGACTAATGGAACTTATCAATCTTTAGGTGGAGTAGATCAAGCAATTGGAAAAGGAATTGGAAATAGTCCACCCGTAACTCCATCTCAAGGATCAAATGGTGGATGGGCAACAACAAATAGAGCAAATTATGAAACACCAGGTAGTGGTGGAGGAGCAGCTCAAGCGGGAGAATTTTCATCACCTAATCCAGGGGAAAATACTACAATTTATGCACCACCAAGAATAGGCGGAAATGGAAGAGCAAATAGTATAACAGGATCTAGTACTTATTATTCTGGAGGAGGCGGAGGAGCTTCTTACGGACCAGGTTCAGGTCAAGCACCACCAGTAGGCGGAGCAGGAGGACTTGGAGGCGGAGGCCGAGGAGGAGCAGGAAGCGTACAACCAGCACAACCAGGAACAGCTAATACCGGAGGTGGAGGTGGAGCAAAACCATGGGGAGCAGGAGGATCTAGTGGTGGATCTGGAGTTGTAATTATAAGGTATAAATATAAATAATATGGCACATTTTGCAAAATTAGACACGGATAATGTAGTATTAAATGTATTAGTAGTGAATAACTCTGATATGTTAGATGAAAACGGACAAGAATCAGAAGCAGTAGGAATTCAGTTTTTACAAAACTTAGAAGGATGGCAATATTGGAAACAAACTTCTTATAATACAAAAGAAGGTGTTTATTATGATCCAAATACTAACCTACCTGCAAGTGATCAATCTAAAGCATTTAGAGCAAATTTTGCAGGTATAGGAATGGTATACGATGCTGAATTTGATATATTTAGACAAGCATCAAAACCTTTTCCTAGTTGGATTTTAAATACTACTAAAGGTATTTATGAAGCTCCAGTACCAGAACCAGAACCAATTAAAAACATAGATCAAACTCCACCCCTTACTTATTACATATGGAATGAAAGTACCCAAGTTTGGGAACTACCTTCTTAATATTGACAATTTTATAAAAATAATTATATTCTCTTTTATAAATATAAAGTATGAAAATAAGAGTTTTATCAGAGACCATTGTTGCAACTGGAAATATTCCAAATGTGTGTAACATAGATCACCAACATATAGCTGAAACTATTTTTTCAAAAAGAAAATTTTTTGTTGAGACCTCAGATAATTTATATAATGACATTCATTTAGATTTTAATACTCAGATTAATAAAATTAATAAATATATCATAGAAAGATTTAAAGTTGATTATGATATTGATTTAATAGAAATGCCTTCTAAAGCTATTTATTCAAAAACAGGTGAAAATACATATCTTAGAAATCATTTAAATAAACATGATATTCACAACGCTGCAGATTATGTGTGTATTTATATGTTATCAGGTAATGAAACTATGAATGATAAAATGGGAAAAATGATAATTCATTATTCTGATCACAGAGATCCAGACAAACAGTTTATAATTCCTTATGAGCAAAACGCTTATGTAATTATAAACTCTGATACAAATTATTATTTTACACCTAACGGTGCACCTTACGATAGGATACTAGTAATCACAGAGTTTCAAAAAGGTTAATTATGAATTACGAAAATACTTTTTGGTTTTTTCAAGGTGTTCTTCCACACAAGTTTTGTGATGATGTTATTGAGTATGGTAATTTACAACAAGAACAAATAGCAGTCACAGGTGGATTTGATGTTAATAATTTAAAAGAAGAAGATTTACTTAATATACAAAAGAAAAGAAAATCAGATATAGCATGGCTTTCTGATAAATGGATCTATAGGCAAGTTATGCCTTATGTATATGATGCAAACAAAAATGCTGGTTGGAATTTAGATTTAGGGGAACCGGAACCATTTCAATTTACTAAATACAAACTAAATCAATTTTATGGTTGGCATTCTGACACTTTTCCTAAACCCTATGAAGATGGTACCACAAGAAAACTTTCGGTTACTTGCCAGCTAGTAGATCCTTCTGAATTTGAAGGAGGGGAATTAGAATTTCAACCAAGATCAGTAGAAGACCCTAATGTAGTAATTAAACCTGATAAAACTTTAACAAAAGGCTCTGTGGTTGTTTTTCCTTCTTTTATGTGGCATAGAGTAAAACCAGTAACAAAAGGAGTTAGATATTCTTTAGTTATGTGGAACAGAGGAAGTATGTTTAGATAATGAAATACAGTGATTTTAAAAAAGATAAGTTTGCAGTTATTAAAAAAGCAATTGATCCTAAAGTTGCAAATTTTATTTATAATTATTTTTTAATGAAAAGACAGGTAGCAGCTACTTTATTTGAAACAAAATATATTTCTCCTTTTGAAAGTATGTTTGGAGTATGGAATGATGCTCAAATTCCAGATACTTATTCTCATTATGCTGATATAGCAATGGAAACTTTATTATTAGCTGTTCAACCTGTTATGGAAAAAACAACAGGTTTAACTTTGATTCCAAATTATTCATATGCAAGAATATATAAAAAAGCAGATATTTTACATAGACATAAAGATAGATTTTCTTGTGAAATATCTACTACTTTAAATTTAGGTGGAGATGAATGGCCTATTTATATTAACCCTAATGCAAAAGCTGGATATGTTTATGGTAAACACAAAGGTATTCATGAAACACAGGATTACCAACCAAGTAATGAAAAAGGAATTTCTATTAATTTAAAACCAGGAGACATGTTAGTATATAGAGGAAGTGAATTAGAACATTGGAGAGAACCTTTTCAGGGAGAAGATTGTGGTCAAGTTTTTTTACATTATAATAATATTAAGACACCTGGTGCAGAAGAAAATATGTTTGATAAAAGACCTCATTTAGGTTTACCCGCAGAATTTAAAAGAAAGGATAAGTAATGGCTTGGCCAACTATTTCCCTAGATAATTTTTTAGAAGATCCAGACCTTGTCGCAAACTATGCTAAGAAATTAGAATTTTTTGCAGGGACATTACATCCTGGCTATAGAACTAAATGTCTTTCGGAAAGCGACTTTGATTTTTATAATGCAGTTAATTTAAAAATATTATCTGTATATTTTCCTTATGAAACAGCTAATCTAAGATTTAAAGCAGATACTTTTTTTCAATTAGTTCCACCTAATATGATAGATGGTTTTGTACATAGAGATACCTATCATGAGATAACAGGTATTGTTTATTTAAGTGAGGGAATAGATGCTGGAACTTCTTTATTCAAACCATTAAAACCATTTCCTGGAAATTTTGGAACTCACAAATATGAATACTTTTCAAAGTTTAATAACAAGAAAAAACTATCTCCTGCTTTTATAAAAAAATACAAAGATCATAGAGAAGAATGTTTAAGTTATTTTAAAAAAACACAAACTATAAATTCAGAATATAACAGATTATTAATCATAGATTCTAATGCTTTTCATGCAGCAGAAACTTATGAAGCAGAGGAAAACGCTCCGCACAGATTAACTCTTATTTCTTTTATAAGAGATATCATTAATACAGAAAAAACTATTAAACGACCTGGTGAAGAGCATTTTAATATAAAATAGCTCTATGTCTAACATCAATAAAGATTTTCTTTCTCTCTTAAAAGACATTCATTACCCAAGCAAAAATGAAGGTTGGCATGTAGAAGGTATACTACATAGTAAAACCAATAGACCCTATAAATTTGATTTAAGTCCTCTTCAAAATTTTTCAGATAAAAGCATAGGTAAAATAGGAAGTTTTGATACTAAAGCAGAAAAAATAGTCTTTGATTTTATTGATAAATGGGTTATTTTAGACGTTGAGGAACTTCATGAGTATATTAAAAAGATTCCTAATAAGTCTTTTATATTAGAAGATTTAATGACCAATTTAGAGTGGAGTATGATAATATCAAAATAATATGTTGCAAAAAATTCAATTTAAACCAGGTTTTAACAAACAGCAAACATCTACAGGGGCAGAAGGTCAATGGGTGGATGGAGATAATGTTCGTTTTAGATATGGTCAACCAGAAAAAATAGGTGGTTGGCAAGAGTTAGTAAATGATACGTTATCCGGCCCAGTACGAGATCAGCACACTTGGACAGATTTATCAGGGAAAAGATATGCTGCTCTTGGTACAAGTAAGGTTTTAGTTATTTATTATGAAGGTGCTTTTTACGATATTACACCTTTAAAGACAGCTCAAACAGGGGCTACTTTTGATTCTACTACTGGTTCCGCGACCGTCACTGTTAATTTAACAGGTCATGGGCTATTGATAGGAGATTATTTTATTTTTACTTCTGTTACATTACCAGGAGGAGGTGTTACCGGATATACTACAAATGATTTTACCAATAATGTTTTTGAAATAGTAAGTGTTCCTACGGGAAATACATTTACTATTACCATGGCATCTAATGAAACAGGAACAGGAATGTCTGCTCAAGGTTCTTCTACAGTCAATGGTTATATTGATGTAGGACCTACTTTTCAAACAGCTGCCTATGGATGGGGAGCAGGTGCTTATGGAGAGGAAGAATGGGGTACAGCGAGATCTAGTACCAATGTTACATTAGATCCTGGTTCCTGGTCTCTTGATAATTATGGCCAGTTGCTAGTTGCAACAGTCAGGAATGGTCCTACTTATACCTGGGATCCTTCTGTAGGTGGAGCTTTAGATACAAGAGCAGAGGTAGTAAGTGGAGCACCTACTACATCATTAATGAGTTTAGTATCAGATAGAGATAGACATTTATTTTTAATGGGAACAGAAACAACTATTGGAACAGCTTCTACACAAAATAAAATGTTTATAAGATTTTCTAATCAAGAAGATATTAATGTATGGCAACCAACAGCGACTAATACAGCAGGTACATTTCTCTTGGACCAAGGAAATGAAATTGTAACAGCGGTTCAAGGTAAAGATTATGTATTAGTACTTACCGATCAAGCAGCTTACGTAATTCAATTTGTTGGTCCACCTTTTACTTTTTCATTAAGACAAGTAGGTTCTAATTGTGGATGTTTAGGACAACATGCAGCAATTTATGCACAAGGAGCTGTTTATTGGATGGGCTTTGGTGGTGGGTTTTTTATGTATGATGGAACGGTTAAACAATTACCATCACTTGTTGAAGATTATGTATTCACTACGCAAGGTGGAGCGCCTGGTATTAATTATGACGCTAGTGAAATTACTTATGCTTATCATAACTCACTCTATAATGAAGTAGGTTGGTTTTATGCTTCTAATACTTCAACACAAATCAACAGAACTGTAATATTTAATTTTTTAGAACAAAGTTGGACTACGGGAACTTTATCTAGAACTTCTTATTCAGACGCGCATACATACAATTTGCCTTATGCTAGTCAGTATAATTTAACAGGGACACCTACTTTCCCTATTATTAATGGAGTAACCAATACTTTTGGTTCTTCTAGATACTGGGCTCATGAAACAGGTGTTAATCAAGTAGATGCAGGAGGAAACAATACTGCAATATCATCTTACATTACATCTGGAGATTATGATTTATCCGAACAAGGATTAGCAGGAGATGGCGAATATATTATGAGAGTATCTAGATTTATTCCAGACTTTAAAAATTTATCTGGTAATGCAAAAATAACTATGTTTTTTAGAAACTATCCAGGTCAAACAGAACAGTCAGATTCTAATGGACCATTAATAACAGGGCCATTTACTATTAATACTACCACTACTTATGTAAGTACTAGAGTAAGAGGAAGACAAGTTAGTTTAAAAATTGAAAATGATTCTCTTAACGAAACATGGCGTTACGGAACATTAAGACTCGATGTTGCAGCTGGAGGAAGAAGATAATGGCAAAAATTACCGCAGTATTTCCAGATGTAATCATGGATCAACAAACGGGAGTAGATAATCATAGACAGTTAGTAGAAGCTTTAGATACACAAAAGAACCAATTAAATTTTGGTTATCAAGAAGATTTAAAACAAGAGATGCAAAGATTTGCATGGTTTAATATGAGGTTTGGTTGCTAATGAGTGGATGTAATAATGTAAACGTAGAACCTACAGTTATTGGTGGTGGAAATGGATCAAATGCTTATGATGCATTTGGAAGATTAAGAGTTTCTAATCCATTTACTATTTTTGATAGTTCAAATGTAATGTCAAAAAATAATCTTTTTGATGAATCTTTAACTGGATCAGGAACAGTTTCATATACCGCAAATAAATCTACAGTTAATTTAAATGTAACTACAGCTAGTGGCGATAAAGTCATAAG